GCCGTGCGGTAAAGGTACGGCGAGATTTGCTGCGGACGGTCGGAACGGCTCTCGACAAAGGCCTGCGCCTTTTCTAAGGTTGAGTAGCCTTCCTGACTGACTTTCCCGAGGCTTGCCTCGGAAATCACTTGAACGATGTAAACTTTCATGTTATTGCCTCCTTACATAATGATTTCAAACTTAGTAAAGTCGTCATTCGCCACGAGCGTGTACTCGCTGCGATTGACTGCGACCTGAGTTTTCGGGCCGTCAGCGTAAGCGCTGGTCTCCATATAACCGGTCCAGCGATTTTCGCTCTCTCGGCGAGTCAGCGTCACACGGGCATGGGGAGACGTGCTTAACATGTTCTCCGCCTCAAAGATAGTGAAGACCTGCATGTGACGGCCCTCAGCCTTAAGCTGCTCCGCAATCTCGCGGGTGTTATCGCTCGCGGCAGTTAAAGCGTTGAGCATTTCGTTAAGCGGATAGGTCCGATTGAGTTGCATTCGTAGGTCCTCCTTGAAGTTGGTTGCCGGGCGGTTGGTCTTAGCGTAGCCCTTGAGGATTACTGTTCCCGTTGGCTCCTATTACAAACGCATTTGCAATAGCGAGTTATTCCAGCTTAAAACAGACTTCTTATTTTAGCCTCGACAGGATTGCCGCCTGACATTATTTATTATGCCGTGTTTTACTGATTTCGGGAGCCGACAAAGCGCTCAGAGTTTTACTGATTTTAGTATGCAGTTCTTACGGGGTTTACTTTCTCGCCTGAACGCGATATAATATATGAACACTCTCGAGCTCAGCCAGTCTTGCGACCGGCCAAGCTCTCGAGCGGACGAGGTTAGTCGTCAGTTACGTATTCAAGGTACTCGGTGTCTGTCGCGAAGAGCATGTACTCTCCGTTTACCAAGCCCATGAATCCGTAGTCGGTGTGATAGCCGTCCATGATTGACCTCCTTTCTGAGCTCTCGTTGCTGGAACAACGGGGGCTCTTTTCTTTGTCAAGGCTTTCCCCTTGACAATTATTATTTTACCGTGTTTGGTAAGAAAAGGGAGCGCGCAAAACTGCCGGGATTCTGCGAACTTTCTGTTGCATTTCTACCGCAAATAGTAAAAGGCCGGAGCCGTCCCACGAAGGAACGACTCCGGCCTTATCTCTTAGGCGAGCTGATTTACTTTTTTCTGTACGGCGGCGTAGTCATACCCAGCGGCCTCAAGCCGCTTTTTACGCTCCGCGCCGTTGCCCCACTTGCCTTGCAGGACCTCCCGAGCGAGCTCGTCTACCGACTTGCCCGCGCCCTCCTCAGTAGTGATAAAGGCCGAAAAGCCCGCGGCTTGCAGCTTCTTCAGCATAGCCTCTGCGTTTGCCTTGACCTTGAAGGCACCGACCTGAATCTTGTAGAGGTCTCCGACCTTTACCATGTAGGTGTCGAAGCCTTTCGCCTTGACCTTAGCCAGCATGGCGTCTGCGTTTGCCTTAGACTTAAAAGCACCCGTCTGGACGCGATACAAGCCTCCAGACGGCTTTTCAGGTGCGGGCTTGATATTCGTACGCCCGAGGCGTTTGTTGACCTCAGAGGCAATCTGGGCGTGCCGTTCGTAGAGGTATGTACCGGGGCAGCTCTTATTCGCAAACCAACGGTGCACGGTCATGTTCTGCTTGTCCGGCTGACCGATAAGAGACTTGTCGGCCTTCCACTTGAGTTCCTTGATTCCGTTACGCTTGCAAATATCGACGAGCAGGTCGATAAGCGCGGCATAGGCCTTATCCGTAACGGCGTAAGGCTCTTTGGTGTCGCTGGCAACCTCAATCGTAATTGCGCGGTTGTCGTTCGCCGCGTTCGAGGAGCACCACGAGCGGTCTTTCTCCTCGACATACATACCGATACGGCCGTCATACCCGATACCGTAGTTGCTGGACGCCTGCCGGGAAGTAGGGGCGAACACGTTACCGAGGGTTTCGACCGAGCATTGACCGACCACGCAATGGATAGTTACGGTATCGATTTTGTGGTTACGGGGGCTCGATTTATTCGGCGAGATTTTTGTATAGCTTACGAGCGGGCTGTTACTCATTCTCAATACCTCCTTCTGTCTTAGCGTTCAGGATAGCCACGAACTTAGTAAAGGCCTCCTTGATGTACTTGCAGGCCACGAGCAGCACGGCGCCGATAATAATGAGGTCCGCGAAGAGGTCGGAATACTCCTCGGGAATCGCCCAGCCGACTTGATTTGCGAATAGGGGCAGAGTCGTGATTGCCGTGCAAAGCAGCGTCAGCCCGACCACGAAGGTCAGAATCTTGAGACCGCTCGCAATGAGCTTGTCCTTGTCAAAGGACTCATGCAGAATCTTGATGTTGTACCAGAGCGAAAAGGCAACATTCGCGAGGTACGCGGCGAGGAAGATAAGCATGGCCCAGCCGATGTTGATAAGGTTTTGCAGTACGCTTTCTAACATGGTTTTAGTCCTCCTTTGAATCATTGTATATATCAGGCCCGTACTTCTTACGGAGCTTGATTCGGTTTTCGGCTTTCGCCTTACTGTAGTAGAAGCCGGTCGCGGTAGCGAGCTCGGCGAAGATGGCGGGGATAAGGTACGCAAGCGGCGAAGTGTCGCCGGTTTTCCAAACAATGGCCAAAGTAAAGACCGTTACGACTCCCGTAGCGGTCCCGACAATGGCGATTATGATTTTGGAAAACTCTCGTTTCTTAGCTCTCATCAGGCGGCGAGACCGGCAGCTCTAAGAACTTGTTATGGAGGTCGTCCATAACGCCGTTCACGCCGAGGGAGTGGTACTGCTTCCAGCAGTTCTCGAAGTTTTCCCGGGCGTAGATAGGAGCGAAGCCGCGTTCCTCCCATTTGTTGTAGTCGCTAATCATCTGCGACCTGAGCAAGGCTTGCAGTCCCGCCTTTACCGCAGCCGTGTCCAGAGCGTTCTTCTTGACGAGGGAGTGCAGATACTTGAAGATGGCCGCAATGAGCGCAGGCACGCCCAAAAGGCAGAGCCATTGATAAACCGTCATTCAGTAACCTCCTCCCAGCCGTAGACCCCCGGCTCCCAAACATTATTTGCGGCAATACTTACCCAGTGCTTGCCGTTGTGCGCAACCTTATCGCCGAGCGCGTAGGCGTCATGCGCGCCGAGGGGCTGAGACCATTCGGGGTACTCGGCCGTAGGGTCTCCGATTTCCTTCCAAAGACTTGCAGTAGCCGGCGGCGTCCAATCTGCTTGCGAGCTGTGCGCTTGTACGCAGCGGTACAGTTTTCCTTTGTAAGAGCAAATCGCCTTGACCGCATAAGCTACCGGGTATGCCCATTCTGAAAACTGCTCGGCGTGTTCCGTGAGAGTCGCGTCGTCGAGCTGTTCTGTCTCTGCCATTTTCACGAAAACAAGACTCGCGAGCTCCGGAGCCCGTGCTTTTGCGAGGGCGGTCAGATTCGCCTCAGTCGTGTAGAACTCCCCAGCATGATAGAAGTAGAAGCCGGCGACAACTTCTGCGGGAACACTCTCGACCTCAACGAGAGTATGCCGGTCGCAGAGATACCCGACCTGCTGAGTAGGCCAGAAGGTGTTGGAGTCGTTCGAGTAAATCGCGTCGGCTTTGTCCTGCTCGCTGAGAACGACGACGCCGTTTGCCTGCTTGCGAACATAACAGGGGTGCTCGCAGATTTCGACAATGAGATTTGCCGAGTTTGTGATTAAGTACATAGCGCTTTCCTCCATTCGATTTTATTGTTCGGGTGGAATCCGAACAGTTTCTTAAAATATAGGTCCATGCGCTCGACGGCGTGGAAGCTGTTTCCTCGCTTCATGTGTCCGCGCCAGCTCTCATAGGCGCTGCAAATATCTGAGAGCGGAAATACACGCCGGACGAACTTGCCGGCGATTTTCACGACTCTGCCCTCGATATTCCAGCGCTTGAACTTCTTGAGCTTGCGCCGGATTTTCTTAATACTCTCAAAGCTCATTTTACGAAGGACCTTCCCGGTCTCCGTCAGCTTGAAGCGGATTTGCAGGAACTTGAAGCCCTCGCTGAGCTTCTTGATTTTCGTCTTCTTCGTATTAAGAATAATGCCGAGTGAATCGCAGACCTCTTTCATGCGAGTAAGACACTCTTTGAGGTATTCCTTGCTCGGGTGAATCAGATAGCCGTCGTCCATATATCTGGCGTAGCCTTTAATGCCGAGCTTTTCCTTGATGAAGTGGTCGAGCTTGTTCGGCAGCATAAGAGCGGCAGTCTGCGAGATTTGACTTCCGAGCCCGTAACCGATGGGCCCGAAATTATCGAGGCACTCGTTCGCGAGAGCCCTGATTCTCACGTCATGCACACGTTTTGCCGGCTCACGGCTGACCGGCCAATGCTGCGCGTTGGCGAAGTAGTTGGAGAAGTCAAAGAGAAGAACATAGCCCTCCCGCCCGTACTTCCTATAATGCCTTTGCAGGTGGCAGGAGAGGCGGTTGAGAGCGAAGTCGATTCCCTTGTTCTCGGTACTTGCGCCGTTGTCATAGATGAACGACGGTTTTAAGGTCGGGTTGATGACCTTATCGCAGAGCGTTCTCTGCACGACACGTTCGCTGATATGAATGCTCCTGATGTGCCGCATTTTTCCTCGGTCGTAGAGGTCGAACTCAATAAAACCTCGGCTCTTATACGTCCCGTCAAGAAGCGCGCGACGCGTTGCGGCCGTATTCGTTACGAGATTAAAGCGGTAAGTCTGCGTGGAGCTTTTCCAGCTAACGCCGCGGCAGCAGATATGCCCGGATTGATATAGGTTTTCATAAGAAAAGATGTCCTCAAAATCTCCGCAGGATTTGCTAAGAGCGAGGCGTCTTTCTTGCCGTTTCTTGACTCGCCTCTGATAGCGAGCCTCGTGTCTTTCTTCGCTTGTCATTAAAAATTGTCCCCTTCGTACAGTGTTGCAGGATTTCACGCGTAAAAGTAACTGCGTAGTAGTACCGCCCATGAAACACGGTCCGCGTAAACCGTGCCATGCAAGCAGCGTCCGAGCGACTACATCAAAGGAGTGTTTTAGCCAAAAGGCAGGGTACGAGTCATCCTTCCATAAAGGTGCTGATTTCGGCGGTTTCCCGCTTACTACGTCGGACCTGATTCCTTATGGAATCCGAAGCAAACGCCGTTGGTGTTGTTGGCGTTGTTATTGTTCGCGTTGCCGTTGCTGTTCACATTGCAGAAGTTGTTGGAGTTGCTCCCATTAGGAGAACGCTCCCACCACCAGTTCGCAGGACAAGACAACAGTATCATGACAGGACCCGTATATCGGTTAGGGCAGATTCTTGAATCGCTCTTTATCCGATTTCTTTACGCCGGAAATTAGCTTAGCCTCCTCACTGATGAGGGAAGCCCACTCCTCGAGAGAATTATCGAGCCAGCGCAGCTTTTCAGGATTTTGCTTGAGAAGGTCTGCCATAATTCCGAGCTGACCGATAAGCGCCTGAAGCGTGGCGTTTGCCTCGATAAGATGGTCCCGCCGAAGCTGAGCCTCGTGCTGATTTCCGGGAAAAACGCTGTTCGCCATTTTGACCTCATTGTAGACGGTATCGGCGAGAGCGCTTAGCTCCTGAGCGCCATAGAAGGTGTACCTCTTCGGCATTTTCAGGCAGCATTTTCTTGTATGCACGGCGAGCTTGCGCGCAGTCTCTACGAACTGGACCGAGCTGTCTCCTCGCAGTGCTTTATAAACTGACATAGTTAGCTTTTACCTCCTACCGGGGCCACAAGGGCCCCGGATTGACTAAAGATAGTAGATTAAACACAGAAGCCGAAGCAAACGCCGTTGGTGTCGTCGGCGCTGTAACTGTTCGCGCTGCCGCTGCTGGACACATAGCAGAAGGCGGTGGAGTAGCCCCCATAAGGAGAACGCAACCACCACCAGCTCGCAGACCCGGAGCCGTTGGAGAGGTATTTGATTCTGTTCGCGGCGGTAGCAAAGTAGCTGTACTGCGAGCCCTCACCGGCTTTCGAGTAGGTAGTCGAGCCGAAAATCTCAATCTCAGAGAAGAGGAAGAGCTTCATCGAGTTTGTGTTGATAGTCGAGCTCTGACTGCCTGCGGAGGTTTTCTTATTGACGCTCTTGAGCACCGCCTGCAGGTCGGACGGCAGAGTCGGCAAAAGCGTGTTTTGCAGCCACGAGTACATTTCAGAGCCGGTAAAGCCACCGCTATTTGTATTCGAGGCATTCATTCGGCGCGTAGTTGCCATAAGATTTTTCATGCCGAAGGTAATACCGGCTTTACCGCCGCTTGCGAGGTCGTCATGATTGAAGCCCATAATTACGAGCGTCAGGGTCTCGCTTCCGACCGTGATGTCCTTCGTGTCGCCGACAGACCAGAGCTGAGACGCCTTGCCCGCAGCAGACGCCTTAGCAATCTGCGCCCACGTGTTCTTAGAGAGCACGCTGTTGAAGAACAGACACTCGACGGAGTAGGTCTGCCCGGAAGTCGTGATTGCCACGCTCACGGGGTCGGTCGTCTCTCCGCTCTTTGTAGCGGTAACGGTATAGGTACCGGACGCGGTAATCGTCAGGGAGAGCACGCCGCTCGTAGGCACGGTGCCGGAGAAGGTCTTCGTGCCGTTCGTGGCGGTAACGGTAGCGCCGGAGTCCGAGGTTACTTTCAGCGTAGCGGAGAAGTAGGAGAGCGAGATTTTATACTGCTTCACATCGTCCACGACAACGCTCTCGGTAGCGGTCTGGCCGTCCTTTGTAGCCGTCACGACCCATATACCGTACCCCGTCAGGTTGAATGTCACGGTACCAGTGCTCGTAGCGGTCAAGGTCTTAGAGCCGCATTTGCAGGTGACGGAGCTGCCGCTCGGAATTGTGGCGATAATCTGAGGCGGCACGCCGACCGCGCCGAGCTGAGATTCGGGAATCTTGCCGTCAGAGCCCAGACTCGCGACGCCTCCCGCTGCGCCTTTCTGGGAAGTGGGGATATAGTCCATAGCAGGAAGCTGCCCGGAAGGGACTTTGCCGTCAGAGCCGAGGCTTGCGACGCCCCCTGCCGCGCCTTTCTGCGAGGTAGGGATATAGGACAGGCTCGGAAGCTGACTCTCTTTCAGCTTGCCGGACTCGTCGAGGTCCGCCTTGTCCTTGAGCGCGGCGTCGATTTTATCCGTGTTCTCGTTGAGGTCTGCGATGTCCGCGAAGTCTTCTGGCGCCGGCTTTTTCAGCTTGTAGTTTTTTGTGTAGGTAGCCATTAAGTAGGTACCTCCTCTTTCAAGTCTTTCCACGTGAGCGGTTTGACCTCGCTCCACTTATAGGGCTTGACCTTAGCCCACGTGTTATAAAGAAGCTCTACCGTAAAAACCATGTTGTACGGCAGAATGCGCTCAAGTGTCTCGGAGATAATTGTCTCCTGTTTCTTGACGCCGAGCGCGACTTTCACATTGACGGTAAAGGTCGCCGTCGTGATAGTCAAAATATAGCCTCCCGCCCCGCAGAGAGACTCAAGCAGGGCGGCAAAGCTTTTCCTTGTATACGGAATATTTTCATTGTACCGGCTGAGCAGCCGGAGCTTGCGGTCGTCAAGAGTATCAGTCGCAAAGGGCGTGATACCCAGCATTTTCTCTCTGCGGGCCACACCGTTCTCGGTGGCCTCGGAGATAAACTGGTCGTTCATGCAGTCCTCGCAGGCGTCCCAGATAGCTTGTACCTCCGGGGTCTCCGCTTCCATGATTGCCCGCATTTCCTGCACGTCTTTCAGCACGTCGGGAAGATACTCTTTGAGGTCGATGGTCCTGATGTTGTTGAAGTTACGCATTTGTGAACGACCCCCTCACGGCAACCGCGTCCTTATCGAGTGTGAGATTTCCCGCCTGACCGTTCAGGGTCGTGCCGGAAATATCGACGATACCGGCGAGCGCAAGGAGTCTCGACTCGATTTGCGATACGCGGACAATCAGCCCAGCCTCTTTGCTCCACATCGAGTTGAGCTCGAGGTAGTAGGCATCAAGAGCGTTCTGAATGTACGGGAGGCACTCGGTCAAGTTCCAGCCCGAGGCGAAGGTCAAGGTCGTAGAGATATTGACCGTAGTACCTGCCACGCCGACGACCGTAACCTCATGGTCGATAGGGGCAAGGCCGATACCGTCGCCGCTGTTCTGCGTCGGGTCGATAGCTGTCTGCACTGTATTGATAAGGGTTTCGGAAGGCGGCTGGTAATCGCTTCCCGTGATAACGAGCTTGACCGTTCCCGGACCTTTCCACGCACGGTAGGGCTTGCACCCGCCGACGCCGGGCAGAGCCTCGGTAACTTCGATATACTGCCCACGGTTGAAGCCGTAGGACTGATTCTCAAAGCTGTTGAGGTAGCGCAGTCTCAGGGTCTCCGTCGCTTCCTCGTCTTCGCCATTGATAACGATACTTGTCAGCTCCGCGGTAGCAAGTCCCTCAATATACTCGATAGGGATAAGCTGACCGGTGTAGCCGTTCGGGTCCGCACCGGCGGTCTCACAAGTAAGGTAATACTTGAGAGACTCGATTTTCTCGGTCACGGCCCAGTTGTATTTATCGCAGGAAAAGCGCGTGCCGACAGGAATATCCATACTGAACTCGCCGATACCCACGGCACAGGTCGCCGGCAGAGGCGTGATACCGCGCTCAGCGCAGCGCATGATAAGGTAGTCTCTGCTTGCGGTGTCTGCGAAGGTCTCATTGAGTACGGTATCGAGAGCCACATAAATCATGGCGCTCTCAAGGGAGTTCGGCGCAAGCGCATCGAAAATAATCGAGCCCTCGCGCTTATCAAGGCTCGACGCTACGCGGGCGAGTTTCTCTTGAAGAATCGCCTCATAGGTTTTATCCTCATACATCGGTTTCCACCTCCAAATCGCCGAAAATGCTATGCACGGTAAAGGTGACGTGCACGGTCTTTTTTCCGGTCTCAAACTCGAAGCCGTCTACTGCGGTGATTCGGTCGTCCTGCAGTAGGGCCTCTGTAATGCAACGCTTAATCTCTGGAAGCGCATACTCTTTCGGCTGGCCGATAAGCTCGACGAGCTCAACGCCGTAGTTCCACGAGTAAATGAGATAGGAGTATCGCTCCGTGCTGAGAATCAGGTAAATAGCCTGTCTCAGCGACTCGAGCTCGTCTACCATGCCGCGAATGCGCCCATGCTCAATATCCAGAGCGTAAGTAAGACTCGGTTGAGTCTCGACCTCAAGCGTCAGGAGGTCATTGTCTACTTTCGGTATCATGTAGGCGCCTCCACTCTGTCTATGATAATAAACTTCTGCCCGCCGTCGGTACGGAGAAGCAGCACTTGCTCACCGGCTTTCAGTCCAAGGAGGACCTTGAAGGCCTTCTTGCCCTTATAGGCATGCTTGTGGCTCGCAAATGAAGCGTCTCCGCTTCCGCCCGCGGTGTTTTCGGTCTGATGGTCTACCGTCATATAAACGGTATAGTCCCGGACCGCGTTCGTCAGGATAAGCTGCGCTGCGGTGAGTTCGAGCTTCTGGTCGACCTGCACCTTGAGCGGCGATACGCTCGTCACCTTGCCGAGAACGAAGGCGAAGGGCTTGCCGGCGGCTACAGCCTCGACCGCGGCGCGCTTTACGTTTTCTAAAAAGCCGTTCATATCAAGTGACAAATGTACCACCTCGCAATTTCAGGTCCATCAGGTGTTGCTCTTGCTTGAACTTGTGCGTCACCGATTCGACCAGTAGGTAGCTCTGGACGTTGATGTCTCCGAGCCCCAGCTTAACAATAACGGACGAGCCCGCCCGGACTCTCGTATCGCCGAGCGCGTCGGAGATAGAGAGCGAGCGGGTTTTTGTGTTGTAGAGCTTTAGGAGAGCTTCTGCCTTTGCCGCGCCGCTTGCGGAGAGCTCGACGGTATCGGTGTATTGCAGAAGGCCCCACTTGTTGATGCTCGAGCTGTCTTTCGCAATGAAGATTTCGCGCTTGCCCGAATCCTTGTTCTCAAAGGTAATCTTGATTTGGTTGTAGGTCTGTTTGTCGATGGTGCTCGAATAGGAGTACTCGCCGATAGTGTCGGCGTCGATAAGCAGATTCAGCTTCATGCTCTCAATGTCCTGCAGCGTCAGCTTGCCGACTTTATCGTAGAGCACATAGAGCTTAGTTTTCGCCCGCAGTGTTTCATCAAGCGCATTCTGGGCGATGTCAAAGAGCGTAGCGTTGTCCTCCGTCCTCGAGGCGATAACGTACCCCGTGTCCTCAAGCGCTCCCACGCTGAGGCCGAAGTCCTCGGCTATCATCTTGATAACGTCGCTCGCTTTCTTGTTCGAGTAGACATAGGTGTCCTTATTCTTGAAGTAGCGGAGCTGGTCGTAGGCGGTAACCTCGATAACGTTCGGCGTGCGGCCCGAGCGGCTCTTTGTAAAGACAAAGCCGTAAAACATGTCCGTCCCATCGACGGACAGCTTTACGGCGTCTCCTTCCTGAAAAGACAAGACGGAATCCTTTACCACGGAAAACTTGAGCTTTCCGGGAGAGCCTTTGCGGTCCCACGAAAGGCTGATACCTTCCTCAACGATGGGGTAGAGAATCGTGCTGCCGCTCTGAATGATTAAATCTACTTTACTCATGGAATCGTCAACACCTGCCCCGGGTAAATAAGGTTAGGATTCTTTATCTTGCCCTTATTCGCATTATAGATTTTTGTGTACTGCGCTCCGTTGCTGTAATACTTCTTCGCAATGTTCCAGAGGCAATCGCCCTTCTTTACGGTATAGGATTTCGTCTTAGGCTTACTCGAAGTCTCGCGCTTCTTCTCCTCCTTAATAGTCGGCTTGCGCGCAGCTGCCGCTGGTTTCGTAACCGTGACGGTCTTCGTCGCATAGTCGATATACTGCTTGAGCGTTACCGAAACGGTCACGTCAGGGCCTTTTGTGGCGTCCTCTGTGATGTTGTAGCTCTCAAGGCTTACTTTCATATTCGTGTCGAACAGAAGTCTCCCAGAGGGCGACACACGGCTCACGATGAAGCGGAACGGAGTCTTGCTTGTCATGTAGTTCTCGAAAACGCTGAGGTAGTAGTCAGGCTTGCGAAAGGAGTCCGCAAAAGAGTACTGCCCCAGCATAGGGAGAACAACGTCAAAGCTGATTTCGGTTAAGCTGGGAGAGCGCAGGAAGTTTATATCGCCCTCATTGACAAGGGTAAGCGTTTTGTTGTTCCCCTTGATTTTGGTCGTCAGCTTCTGCGGCGTAACCGGTAGAAGCAGACTCCCGAAGTAAAAGCTATACATTATTCATGCACCCCCTCAGCAGCGACCTCGAGTGCTTCCGCAAAGCCCTCTGTCAGAGTATTCAGCACGCCGTCAAGGTCCATATCGGAGTCAATGCGGTTAGTCATGCCAGTCATATCGATTTTGACCTCAGCGGTCGTGAAGCGGTTGATTGCTTCCTGCTCCGCAAGGTCTCTCATATACTTCAGGTCCTCGGTCGTTTCCTTCAAGGACGCGGCCGCGCTTCCCGCGCTGTCGTTAATGCCGGCGGTGTCTGCGCCGATACTGTCGAGAGCGGTCTGCTCTGCGGAACTGTCCGCCGCGGCGTCAGCCTTTGCCTGTGCATAAGCGGCCTGCAAAGCGTCGACAGAAGAATTGAGCTCGGCTTTCAAAGAGTCGATATGCGCGTCTCTTCCGGCTTTCGCGCTCGCGAGCTCGCTCTCATACGCGGCAAGGTCTGCCGCGCGAGCGGACTTTGCAGCCTCGTTTTCTGCGGCCGCAGTCGTTGCAAAGGTCACATGCTCAATGGCGTCGATACTCACGCCGGGGATTTTATTCAGCACCCCGATGAACTTATTGATAATATCGATGGCGCCGTTAATCATGTTTTGGAGAATCGTCAGTACAGAGACCTTCATATCCCCCATGAAGTTCGCGATTGCGACGCCGGCTTTCTGCCAGCAGAGCTTGAGCTTGTCTACGAGGTCAATGACCCAGTAGACGCCGGTAAAGAATACGAGCTTGACTGCATTCCAGCCAACGATAAGTGCGAGCTTGCAAATCTCCCACGCATTTTTAACGCCGCCGATAGACTGAATCCACCGATACATCGCCGCAACAAGTACGCCGATGATAATGGCAATCCAGAGAATCGGATTCGAGAGGAGCGAAACAATAAGGGCCTGATTTGCCGCGACTGCCAGCCACTGAGCAGCGGCATGGACGACCCACGCAACGGCGAGAATGCCGACCGTAGTAGCCAGCCCCACGAGTACCGCGCTGACCATATCTGCATTCTCCGTGAGGAAGGCGACGATATTATTCAGCCACGAGACGATGGTCGTAAGGACCGGCAGAAGCTGCTCAGCCATAATGCCGGTAAACTCGAGCCAGCTCTCGGAGAGAAGCCGGGTCTGGTTGGCGTAGCTATCCTGCGTGCGGGCAAAGTCGCCTTGCGCGTCGGCGGTCGTGCTCATAAGGTAATTGTACCGAAGCATGACCTGCTCGGCCTGAGACATTTCGTTGTAGGCCGTCGTGATACCCTGCGAGAGTGCATAAGCCTCAAGGTTAGCGACTGACATGTTAATGCCGAGTTGCTTCAAGGGCTCCGTCTCGCCGGAGATACCGGAACGGATTTTCTCGAAGGCGGTCTCAAGGTCAAGGTTGTAGAACGACGCCATGTCGCCGGCGAGGCCGACCATATCTTTCGACATATCTACGATGGCGTCGCCCGCAAGACCGGAAGACTTGAGCATGGCACCGAGGGTACCGGCGTACCGCTTTGCGCTTACTTCGTTCATGCCGTAGGCGGCAAGACACTCTTTAGACCACGAGTTGATAGCCTCCGTAGCGCTTCCGAAAGTAACGTCGACGACGTTTTGGACTTCGGCAAGGTCGGAGGCATAGTCAATTCCGGTCTTGATAGTATCAAGCGCCTTGCGGGCAATCATTACAAGCCCGATAGCTTTCGCGAGACGGCTGAAGGCGCCAGTCGATTTATTCGTATGGTCTTCCAACTGGTCCAGCGCGGCGCTCGCTCTCGCGAGCTCTTCGCGGGCCTCTTGAATGGAGGCGGTGTCGATAGCCCGTCCGGACGCGTCCTGCATAGCCTCAAAGCTATTAAGTACGATATTCATCGCCTTATTGATACTCTTGAGCGGGCCGGTCATGCCGTCCGTAAGTACGAGCTGCGACTTGATAAGGGCCATAGGCCTCCTCCTTTCCGGGAATAGGCGCCGAGGCTTGACCCGGCTTTACCTCAGTGCTTTTTCCCGTGTTTTGCTTTGGCCGCTTCTTTCTTCTCCTGCTCGACCTTTATATCGATAGCGGCGATAATGAACGCCTGCGTATAAGGGTCCATGTCAAGGAAGACATTCGGCGGCCACTTGAACTTGTGGAGACAGTAATAGACGTAGTTCGCCTCCGGGTCGTCTCCGAGTATTAGTTTTTTGCTTCTTCCACCATTTCGTCGCCGGACTGGAAGCCATTGACCTGCAGGACCTTAGTGGAGTAGTCCTCGAACTCGGCGGGGGTCAGCATAGTGGTGATAAGCTGCTCCGCGCCCATAACGCCATAGCTCTGCTGGAGCTCAGCGTCATTCAGATTCGGGAACACCGTGCAGCGGACAGCCACCTTCGCGAGGTAGGCGTTCGCGTCGAAGTCCTGCGTAAACTGGCCCTTGCGACCGGGTACCGGGACGGTACGCATGCAGGCCTTTCTCAAGCCTGCGTTCTCCGCTGCGGTAATGCAGCAGATTTCCCACGGCATAGCCTCGCCGGTATCGGGGTCAACGAAGCGGTCGGAAGCGATAAAGGTAACGTTGTCGATTTTCTTCGCGTTCTGAGCAAGGAACGCAGTCAGATTCTTAGCCATAATAAAATACCTCCTGTTTTATGTTGGTTTACTGCATGCCGTTCAGCAAGCTAAAGGTCTCGGGCATTTCCCAGTCATCGAAGGTGCCCTCAAGTTCCTCGTCGAGAGTCTCGGCGTCGGCGTCAAACTTCGCCAGAATGCCGCCCTTAGTGAGGCAGTTCTTCAAGATGATAGTCTGACGACCGACGGAAGCGGTCGGGTCTTCGTTCGCGACCTGAATATCGAACGTAGGCATAAAGCCGGTACGCTTATACTCGAGGAGCATTTTGCGGAAAACGGACTGGTTGTAGTGGGCGGTGCCGCTCCACGTACCAGACCAGCCGGTCGGCTTATTGCCCTTGCCGGACTTGCCGAGGATAGGCACCTCAGCTACGGAGATGTCCATTTTGGACTCGAAGGAATAGAGCTGCATGAAGCAGTATCTATTGCCGTCGGCCAGTGTGATATATGCGGAAGCCTGAGAGCCCGCAATCGCGTCAAGCGCGTTCATAATAGGCTGAGCCATAATTCAAACCTCCTTACATGATGATAACGCTCATATAGAGCTGAGCCATAGCGTTCACGACGTTCAGGTCCTTCACAGTGCAAAGGACAGCCTTCTTCGTGTCGCCCTGCTCCACGGTTACGCTGTCGGGGTCGAAGTCCTCAATAGCGCGAATAGACTCGAGGTCCTGATGGAGCTTGCAAATATCGTTCCAGAGAGCGATTCTGCCCGCCGCATCGTTCGGCACGGTGCCGAGGTAGCGCGTGTTGAAGAGGACCGCCGTATCGTTCGCAATCTGGTCGCAGACGCGGATAGTCTGATTCGACTTGAAGACGTCGCCCTTCGTGTCGGAGACAGTAATCAGGGAATCGATGTCCTCGAGAATGCGAACGTCGCCGTTGACATTGTGGAACATCAAGCGACCGGCCTTGATTGCCGCCTCGAGCTCGGCCTGCGTTCTGTCTACGTCGACGGTGAGCTCGCCGTCATACTTCTTGTTCGTGTTGGACTTGTTCACAGCGCAGCCCGCAGACGCGCCGGTCATCCAGTACACGAGGCCATACTGACCGAGGCCGGAAATGCCGGAATCGTAGTCCGTCACCTTGCTGCCGATTTCGATAACGCCCTCGTAGTCTGCGAGCTTCTCGTTGGAATCGAGGTTGAAGATGACGGTCTGGAACTTCGCGCCGACCTCGTCACGGAGACGCTTTGTGTAGTTGATATACAGCTTGATAGTGGTCGAGTCATCGGACGGGCAGCCGAGAGTATTGAAGCTGTAGCTTTCAAACTTATCGAGCGCCGCCTGATGAGCCGCCGCGTTTGCCGTGCCGTTCGTGCCGCCGGTGAGCGGGGTCTTTGCAGTCGCGGCGAGAGACGCGGTAGTCTTCCACGTTACGAAGTCGTTATCCTTGAGCGCGGTAGCCGCAGCCACGGTCTGCGTATCGAGGAGAGTCGTATCGTAGTAGAGGCTGACGTCAAAGAGGTCAGCGTTATCAGCGTTCGCTGCGATAACCACATAGAGCTTGTTGCCGGCAATGCCGGAATACTTCGCCGTGCAGTAAGCGCAGGCAGCCTTAGCACCTCCACCGTTCAGGCGATAGGCGTAGAGGGTCTGCGTATACTGGAAGAGCTCGCGCAGAGGCAGCAAAGCGTCGTCGGTGTACGCATGACCGAAAATCTTGAGGCTGTTCTTCTGGAAGTCGCCGCTTGTCACGGTAAAGACCGTACTGTCGGGACCCCAGTCCAGCATAAGAGGCATAGCCGCGTAACCTCTGTCGGAGAGAGTAGCGGACGCCTTAGCCACGCTGGAAAAGTTGATATACGTGCCGGGGAGTACCTTATTCTGTACTGCCCAGATTCCACCGCCAAGGGCCATATTATTTCACCTTGCCTTTCATAAAGTTTTCGATAGCGGTATCAACCTCTTCGAGGGTATACCACTTACCGCCTTCCAAAAGTGCGCCCAGAAGGTCGCGGCGCTTAGCGTAGCGCTGAGACCTCAAAAGCTGCTCTTTGGAGTGAGTAGGAGCGGCGGGCTTTGCCGCCGCAGTAGCTTTCGCCATATCAGTTTCCTCCTTGTTCAATTTTCAGAGTTCCCATCTTGACCTCCTCAGCCGTCTTATACGTGAAGTGGTTATAGGAGACAAGGAAGTGAAGCACTCCGTCCGTCACCTGAAAACTCATATCCGTACCGCACAGCTTATCGCCGCCGGGCAGGTCAATCACTTCAAGCACCTCGGTGAGGGTATCTGCTACGCCGTAGCAGTCCTCACGCCCGGCCTTCGGAAAGTAGAGAACATCGAAACGAGGAAGACGTTTCTTGCGCTGGGCCGGGTAGTCCGTGACCTCGGCGTTAACCAAAAGCACAATAAAAGCAGGTTGCCGAAGCCCCTGCTTTACTGCGTTTGATTCGATATGACTACCGGGAAAAGCGGACCGCAGGGCCAGCGTGATTCCGTCTAAGATAATGTTTGTACTAATTTCCGCCATTGCAGACCTCCTTCAGCTTTCGGAGCACCATCTTCTCAAGCACAGACGGGGCGATTCGTTTCAGCTTTTCCTCGGAGATAGTCAGCATGTACCGGCCCTCGACCCAGCCGCCGTTTACGGTACGGTGACCGAACTCGACATACGAGGCGTACTCGACCGGATTTATGATTTCGACCATATATATATTCCCGGACTTTGTGACGGTCAGGGACTGCGCGTACTCGCGCCCGGCTTTGCCGTTCTTAGCGCCCCAGCCTCGGCGGAGAGTACCGCCTTTCTTGCCAGAGCCTTTCGGGTATTTGCCGACCGGGGTAGCCGGAATAACGAGAGCCAGAAGTCTTGCGGCAAGCTCTTTGCTGCAAGCCACGCAGAGGTCGTCTATCTCAGAGTCGCTCAGCTTTTCAAAACCTTTCGCGAACTCCCTGAACTGAGAGAAGTCGCAGCGTCCCCAGCGGGACATTAGGCGTACTCCTTGAATGGGACGAGCGGTATCTCCTGATGACAGCTATAGACCGCAGGCTCGCCGGACCTCGCATAAGCGGTAGTCCGGCCCTCCTGCGTTACGACTATCTTAGAGCCGGCCGGGATTTCCACGGTCTTCGAGATAAAGAGCTTGACCGACTGCTGAATCAGCGGCGCGCTGTCCTGCTCGGTCGTGCTTGAGATACTTGAGAAGGACAAACGGCAGGGCTCCCCGTGGAGCTTCTGGACCTCCGTGGGCTCGTCCCGGCCGTTTGCCTTATTTACCGCTGTCTCGAGGACATAAACGTCACAGAGGCCGTCCCAGAGCCTCCGTAGAGCATCCTGATAGCTTTTCACCATACCAACCTCCTAAACGCTGCGATAAGCTCCGCGTCGGGGTTTACCATCTTCGCGAGCATTGCGTCAAACTGGTCCTCGAAGGAGCCAGTATCTGCAATCGCAAAGGTAACAGAGGTATCGCCCTCAGAAATGCTCTTAGCCGGCGCGTTGAAGTCGTAGACCTCAGAGAGAGCGCCGGAAGCCTTCTTGTCTGTGAGGAACATGCCCGCAGCCATATCCGCCCAGACATAGAAAAGACCCTCCGGCACTTCGAGCTGATTCGTTCGCGCCTTTAGGGTCGTCTCGGCTTTCTTAATGTTGTAATCAAGTGCCGCGCTGTCGGCCTCGGTCACGGTATAGCCGAGGGCCGACAGTCGGGCGGTTACTGCCGCGAGTATCTCCATACTGCTCCTCCTTAGGCGATTTCGTACCAGCCCTTAGTCTTCGGGTTGTCGCCCTCGCCGGGGGTAACCGCAACATAGCCGTTGCCGACCTTCGCGTAGTAGGTCTTAGAAGCAGAGGCGATTGTATCAGCGGAGACCGTCGCGGTGCCCTTGAAAATCTTGACGTCCTTTGTCTCGTCAGTGAGGGCGGCCAGATAGTACTTACGGGAGTAAATGCTGTTCTCACGGGTGTTCGGGTCGCGCTCCTGCTCAACCTCAGTACCCTTCTTATTGAAGAGGGTAACCGCTTCCTTCGTCGCCATGTAGACGGAGCCGCTGACGGCATCCTTCTTCGTGTAGATGTTCACGCCGGCGACGGTGCCGATATAGCCGTTCTTCGCAAAAGCCTCAACATACTGCAGAGTGTCCTTGAGTTCCTTACGGAGCTCAGCCACGTCCGCAGGAGAGACAAAGGCGAAGATAGTCACGCCCTCAAGGTCCTCGAGAGCGAGAACAGACTGTGCGTCGGCAAAAGCGTCGAAGTTTAGCTTAGTCACAACGACAACCTGAGTCGCCTTTGCGAACTCGCCGTAAATGTCGGCATTGACAGTGTTGAACATGTCGGTACCCATGTGCTTAGTGCCGACAGGGACGAGCTGCGGGTCGGTCATAGCCTGCTCATCGTAGTACTTGAATCTGTTCTGAGCAAGCTGAATGCGGTACTCGCGGGGAGTGAAGCCGACCTCAATGCTCTTAGAGTTGCCCGCGCCCATAGCCAGCTTCTCAGTGCCGTCAGTAGCCTTGTAGACGTTAATCTTACGAAGCATGCCGGCCGTGCCCTCAAGGGCGTTGTCCACAGTGCAGAAAGTCTGCAAGTCGAGATGGGACTTGTACTGGTCCTCAATCTCGTTGGACAGATAAAAATTGTCATAAACGGTATTAGCCATTATTTCGTTCCTCCATCATAAAGTTTTTTGTACTCTTCGGGGTGTTTCTGAGAGAAGTTGAATCTCTCAGTAGGAGAGAGCTTTCTGAAGTTCTCCAGCGTCAACTTGCCGTCAGGCGCGGGGTCTCCGCTCTCACCGGGCTTGAAGCCCTCAAAATTGTTCTGCCCTTTAGTCTCGAACATAAAACCGCTATCGGCAGCAGAAGCCAGCTTCTTAATCTGGTCCGCCAGACCCTTGACGGTGCCGTCCGCGTCGAGCTCAGCCTTATCAAGGTCGAGCAGTGCCTTCACGGCCTTTACATTCTTCGCTTTGGCAGCAGACAGAGCCAGCTCAACGGCGGTATCGATTTTGAGGCGCTTGATTTCCGCCTCATGGGCCTTCGTCGCTGCGGTGTTCTCAGTCTGGAGAGTAGCGATTTGTGTCTTGAGCGCCTCGACGTCACCGGTAGAGGCCTTGAGGGTCTCAAGTTGCTTGTCGCGCTCCTTGACGGTATCGGCGAGAGCTTTCTTCTCAGTGTTCAGAGTGTTGAAGTCTGCGCGCGCCACGAAGTTCTTGCCGATTTCCTCAGAGACCTTTTTATCAATCTCTTCGGAGTACGCTTCTCCCAAAATAGTTTTCAGCCAGTCCAACATTTTGTCCTCCTGTCTCCCGCTGTCCTTTTTATCCGGCCAGTCCCGGTATTGCGGGTACGCTATTTGTTGTCCGCCGCGTAAGGCGGTAATTTTTGTATGAAAAAAGCGCCTCCTGCTAAAAAGCAGGGACGCTCTAATCAACTATTGCTTCTGTGGGGCTCCACGGTCTCCCGTATCGTGTTTTAACTGAGGGGGCCTTAGATTTACCCTCTGAAAAATCAGGCTCATTTATGGGCTTTCTGGATTGCTTTAATCTCAGACTCGTAGACCTCAATAAGCTCGTCGCCGTTCTGAATCAGAATAGAATCCTCTTGACGTTCATCTTCGCCGGCGTCTTCCGCGTCCAAGCAGTCAATCCACTTACCGCGCACGGTCTTACCGGTCGTGCAAGTAACGACCACGCTCTGGTCGAGTAGTGAGATATACTTCTCAATCATTTTGCTGCTCCTTTCTGCGGTCTTGCCGGGACGATGTGCCAGCCCTTACGCTTAGAATAATGAATAATACCGGTATTTGTGGGAACTTCCTTACCAGTATACTTACTTCTGTAAATGCCGATAGCCTCGGTATGAGTGAATCGCTCTTTGTGATTCCAGTCTCCGGCGTTTGTCTTAAGGAACTGGCCTTTACCAGAGTACTGGTCATAGAGCATTTGCGGGTCAACCGTAAGCTCGCCTCGAGTGGGGTCGAAGTTTTGCCCGCCCCGAATATGCTTAGACTGGTTGCCTGAGTGCATTAAGGTCGAATAGCCTTTAAGCTCCTCTAAAACGGCGTTCTTAAATATATTATACCGTGTTTTTTCTGGTTGTACAACGTATTTTTCTTTCCAGTCTGTAAACTTCATATCCCGGGGAACAGCATAGCCTTTACCTTCACCGTCTCTCGCGAAGCGGTCTCCGAGACCCTGCATATCCTCGTAGTAGGGGGCGGTCGTGCCACGGCACCACGGATGAAAAGGCGGCGCGGTAACGCCGACTTGATACTCACTCATAGGATAGACCTTGCCGTCGAGCTGCGCGCAGAGGCTGCAAGTCTCATTGTCAAGGGTTTCCACGATAACGTACTTCTCGACGCCGAGGTCTTTGAAGCAGTCCTTGCGGGCCTCGTTCGCGAAGGCGGCACTCTCGGTCATAACCAAACGACCGGCCTGCGACTTAGAGACCTGAAAACGGTCGGAGATAGCCTTGATGGCTTTATCCGGAGCCGCGCCTCGCATTATCATCTGGGTAAGCTGCGTGTTGACGCTGTTGACGAGTGCCTGCTTGTTCGCCCAGATTCTATCGCTGAAGGTCTGGCTGTCTAAGGTCCACGGCCGTGAGAGTACTTTGCTGATAGCTTCACTGGTCAGCCCGTGAAGCGTCCAGCCGACCCCTATGCCCTTTTGGAGCTCAAAGGCGGTATGATAATAGCCTCGCCGGTAAACCTCGCTCAGGGACGAATTAAGAGCCTCTGTCTGCGCCCCGTGTAAGACCTCGGCCTGCTCCTGTAGCTGGAGTTTCAAGCTATCAAGCCTTGACACGTGGACGCGGGCAGAAGCATTCTTAAGCTGCTTGAGCCACGCCTGAGAGACGGCGTTCTCTTGACCGTGTTTTATATACTCTTCAACGGTCCACCGGAACTCGTCAAGCTCCTGCGTGGTAAGCAGCTTATTCGCCTCGGCGAGCGTTATGCCGTTTTCGGCCGCAAACCGCTGATACCATCTCGCGATTTGCGATTCTATATCCTGAATAGCGGTCGCATATTGCCGCTCGAGGTTTTTAACGTAGTCGTACCCCTTATCAAGCAAGGATTCCTCAAGAATCCGCATTCGGTTGGCCCAGTACTTATCATTCCTCATTTACCGGGTCACCGCCTTCGGGTTTGCGCAAAGCCTGCGCCTGCTCAAAAGCCGCTCGGTAGGGGTCGGTTTCCTCTTTCTGCTTTTCGAGCCGTTCAAGCTCGGCCGCAGGGTCGTCGACCCACGGGTGCATAGCGACGATGGTCTCGTCAGAGATAATGCCGACGGACTTAGAGCAGTTATCGATGGCCTCGGACTCGTTGATAAGAATATCACGGTTGAAGATAACCGTAATATCTTCGCTCTCATACGAGCCCTTGCCGGTGTTGGCGAGGTAGGTATTGACAAACCAGAGAATCTCTTCAAAAGAGGCTTGCAGCTCGGTCTCCATCGCATTCGCGTCGAGGTCGATGTCGCAATACATGCTTTGAATGTTCATCTGATTAGGCGTACCGGAGAGACGGTCGTCCTTCGCATCGTAGCTGCGGAGGTTTTCAATGAGCGCCTTTTTCAGAAGCTCGAGGACGGTCTTATAATTCTCAGAGTTTACCGAGATTTCAAGACTATCCACACCGCCGTCAGTACCTTCGACCGTGCGGACCTTAATAGCTCCATAGGTCGTCAGGTTACGCCGGAACTCTCCGAGGTCCTGTCCGTCATAGTTCTTGAGAACAAGAACGGTATTGCGGACGTCTTCCTCCATGTTGTTCACGAAGTCGGATTGCAGGAGGTTGATAGCGTCCTGCAAGGAGCGGCCACGACGAATGAGAGGGACTTCCTTCGGGTTGTACTTGATAGGGATAAGGGGGAAGCGTTCCCAGTTCAGGGGCTGCTCGTTACCCTTACTGTCCTTTACCTTAACGTAGGCCTGCTTCTCAGTGTCCGGCGTGAGTACGCCGTTCTCAAAGATGTAGGTCGTAACGCCTTCCAGCGTGAAGAGGTCGACCTTCTTGACGATTTTCTTCTCGGTACCGTAGTAGACCTCGACCGGGTAAAGACGAAGAGCGGAGTCAAGCTCGGTGTGAGCTGCGTCCGCCCAGAACGGCATAATCTCGTAGCCGGGGAATACCCGAAATGCGAGCTCGCCGTTTTTATTGTAGTAGGGATAAAGCCACGAGATACCGGCATTGAGGCACTCGACTCCCGCGCTCTTGAGAGTACGCATAAACCTCATGCCGAGTACCTTCTTGACCTCGGCTGCGTAATCGTCATTCTCGCAGGAGAAGGAAATAGGCTGACCGAGAAGGTAGTTTGCCTTCTGGTCAACGTGTTTCGCGTACTGATTATCCACAATGCGGTTGTTCGGGAGATTCTCAATCACAATCAGCTTACCGTCAGGACCGATAGCCGTGCGCTGGCGTTTGAGAATGTCATGGTCTCCAGTATAGTACCGGTCGCCGTCAATCATCTCGCGCCGTTCGGGAGAGGTCTCCCAGTCAGTAAGCTCTTTCGCGTAGAACTCAAGCTCGGTCATAGGCCTGCCAGCGCGGAGGTGCAAATTGAAAAACTCCTGCTCGATAGGCTTCTTAAATAAGGGCATTTATCGCACCTCCTTAAAAACTGAATCTCGACGGCTGGAACGCGGCACGAACGAAGTAGCGCATATCGTCCATGGCGTGGTCGTCGGTTTTGAGCGGTCGGTCTTCGGCGGCCTTTTCATCCCACCGATATAAACCGAACTCCCTTATGCAGTCCGTGCAGCAGTCGCAAAAGAAGATGTCACCGGCGTTCAGCCGGGTAGCAACGTCGCGAATACCGTCAAGGACTCTATTGCTTGCCTGCTCGACCATGAAGCGGTCGTGCCGACGTATGACCTCGATAAACGAGGCGGCGGACGGGTCAACGATGATTTTCCGAATCGAGAGGTCTCCTGCAAGCTCTTCAATAGCCGCATAGTGCTCCTCGTCCGTTCGCTGATACCGTTCCTTGCGTCCGTCGTAGTAGTACTCTCGAACGCGGTACCATTTTCCCTCACAGAGGCCCCAGAGTCCGGCCGAAGTCGGGTTTAAGGTGCCGTAGTCGCAAGAGATAAGGTACTCCTCGTAATCGCGAGGCACAGAAGGGACTACATGATAGTCCTTATTAAACATTGTATATATCAAGCCTTCTGCGACGGTCCAGAGGCCACGGATATACCGGTCGTAGAACACGCCAGAGTACATACCCTCGTATCGGGCTTTGATTTTCTCGTCAAGGCTGAGGTTGTCGTCCATCGTAAAATGCAGGTAGAGCATATTGCGTTCCGCCGCCTTACGAATCCACTCTTTATAAAACCAGTGGCCCGGAGACTCTGGGTTGCAGTTAAACCAAAACTTAGACCCGGAAACCGAACAACGCGCCATAGCCTGCTCTACGAAAGAGCGGGGCATAAGGGCGACCTCGTCGAAGAGGACTCCAGCCAGAGTAATGCCCTGAATAAGGGTGTAGCTGGATTCGTCCCGCCCTCCGAAGAGGTAGTAGGTATTAGAGCGATTGCCGATAGTGACGACCATTTTATTCTCGCTGCGGCGCTCAGTAACCTCGAACATACCCTCGAGCCATGTGGGAATATGTACAATAACGTTACGCCGAAGCGCTTCAATCGTGCGGCCGCAGATAGCGAAGTTCTGTTTATCGAAGCTCGCCATGCTCCACATGATAAAGCCGATAGCCATTGAGACCGTCTTGCCGGAACGGATTGACCCGTCGCAGATAAGGCCGTCTCTATTCTGGTGTTCCGGTTTCGTCCACCAGAAGAGGGTCGCGTTCTGCCGAGGACTGAAGCTCTGGTATTGCACTCAGGTCAACCTCCTTTCCAGCAGCGCGAATCGCCTCGAAGAAGTTGGTCTCTTTCGCGTCGGACGACTTAATCGCCTCGTTAGCTGTGTATTTGTCAATGACGATACCCATAGCAGTAGCAAGCTGATTGACCGTCGCGGCGGCGAGCTTGTCTTCATCTCCCATAGCCGCAAGCAGCTTATCAATCAGTCCGCAGACGTCATTTTTCTTAGAATCCATAAAGGCCAGAATGCTTGCCGTATTCTCAGCCTTTTTTTGTGCGACCTTTTGTTTTAGGTCGTTGTCACTTTTTAACGTGCGCTGAATCGTAGTCGTAGAGACGCCGTATTTCGCGGCCAATGCCCGAATGCTCGAGCCGTTCACCGATTCAGCTATAATCTTTTTCCGTTGCTTATCGGTCAGCTTAGCCACGTTCGTCCCTCCCTCGTTAGTTGTTGCTAACCTCCATTCATAATAATAGACGGAGCACTGCACCGGAGGCCCGCGCAGTGCTCCATCGAGAAAAAACTCGGACAGTTTCATCCGAGTTTTTCACTATATTATTTTAACATATTTGGTTGCGGCTCAGAGTGGCCAACTCCAATTATCCCCAAGGAATAATAAAACTTTTTTATGACGACGCATGACCCAGCGATAAGCGTAATGAAGCGCAACTGCAATTTCTTCCCAGCGCATATAGTTCAGATACCGAAGCTCCATCATAAACTGGTCCGTATCGTCAAGACCACTTTCTTTTATGAGCCTGCCGATTTCCAACTCAACGGCCGCAAGCTCGTAAATCTCAGCTCGAATTTCTGACTGTAAATCGGCAATAGCACATGCGGCGTCCTCGACTTTCTTAGATGGTGTAGAAGAGAACGAGGCAACTGGCTTAATCTCAGCCGTAATAGACTCAGCCCTGCGTCGCCATTCGTCTATACGGCGCTCCTTTGCGGCAATGCGTTCTTTTATTCTATATCCTCTGTTGAGGAAGTCCTTCACCTCTTGCGGTGTCATTTTGATACCTCCTTGATTCTGGCTTTCAAAGCCTCGAGGCAAGCGTTCTGCCTTACCTCCTTCGGCGCGAGTATGTCGTCTAAGACACGGTAGTCATAGGTGTCCTTCATCAGGATATGGTGAATCAGGACCGTTTTCTTTTGCCCCGGACGGTGCAGCCGCTTGTTTGCCTGTTGGTAAAGCTCAAGACTGGTAGGAAGTCCGTACCATATCGCGATATGACCTCCCGCCTGCAAGTTCAGACCGTGCCCCGCGCTCGCGGGGTGCGCAAGCATAATCGGAATCTTGCCCTCGTTCCAGCGGACGACCGCTCCGTCGTCTTTAATGTCTACCGCTTCCGGGTATCGCTCCATAATTCTGTCGCGCTCATGCCGAAAGGCGTAGAACACCAAAACGGGTTGACCGTTCGCTTCTTCAATAAGCTGGTCTAACGCCTCGAGCTTGCAGTCATGCAGGACCTTGACATTGCCATTCTCATCGTAAGCCGCGCCTCCCGCAGCCTGCAAGAGCTTATTCGTCAGGACTGCCGCGGTCGGCGCGTCGATGTCGCCGTCAGCAAACGGGAGAAGAGTGTCCCGCTCAAGGGTCTTATAAAGCTCCATCGCCTCCGGGGTAAGCTCGAACTCACGACGGAGAA